ACAACTGGAACTTGCGTGTATCTGTTTGGCTCTACTGGTGACCATGCGACTGTAAAGCGAGCAGATAACGGCAGTGATGCAACTTCAGCAAAAACAGTTGGTGTTGTTGGTGCAAGTATTGCTGCTTCAGGAAACGGACCAGTTGTTACTCGTGGCTATGTTGACGGGATTAACTTAAGTACTGGATACACTGCTGGCGATGTTTTGTGGCTCGGAGAAAACGGAGCATTCACAAAAACTAAACCAAGCGCTCCAGATCATCTGGTTTTCATTGGCGTCGTGGTTCGTGCTACTAATAACGGAATAGTCTACGTAGCAACACAGAATGGTTATGAATTGGATGAACTACATGATGTTTCTATAATCAGTAAGACTTCTGGTGATTTCCTCAAGTACGACGGGTCATTGTGGGTGAATGACCAAATTAATCTAGGTACTGATACGGTTGGTAATTACGTTCAAAATTTAGTCGCAGGAACTGGAGTCACCCTAAGTAACAATTCTGGCGAGGGCGCTACTCCGACAGTAGCTATTGGTCAGGCAGTCGGCACAAGTTCGTCAGTTCAATTTGCCTCAGTTAGCACAAATACCTTAACTGTTGAAGGAATTGAAATTGATACTTCAGGGGTAGCGAATGGATATGTGTTAACGTATTCTCAGGTAGAAAACAAGTTTAAACCACTTCAATCAACCGGCGGCGGTGGTGGCAGTAGTGGTGGGGCGCAATTGGCTACTGCATGGTGGCTTGGAGGCTAAAATGGCACAAATTATTGAACGAATCTCTACTTTGAACCCGAGCGCCAATTCGCCATCGGTAATATTGACCTCTAATAGCACTTTCCTTATATCCATAATCGCAACAAACAAATCGAGCACAGAAAATGCCTATGTTTCGGTATGGGTTGCCCCTTTGGGGGATAATACTGAAAGCGCTAGAGGCTATATTGCATCAGGGCTCGCAGTTAGCCCATCCAACACTCTCGAGACTATCAGATTCGCTATAGTAGATGATGACGTTATTTATGTAGAATCATCGTCAGCAAGCACTTCATTTACTTGCCAAGGAGTGAACCAGCTTGCTCTCTAACGGATTGGAACCACTATGCCAGGGTTAATTAACAACAATACGCCGACCTCTGTTGTCCAAGACTCGGCACCCGATCTCACGGTGGCCCCAAGCAAGACTTTTTATGGGTTTCGTTTTGACAATACAACTGGAAAATTAACGGTGGAAAAAATCTCAAACGATGGCGTAATTCGTCTTCCGGTTACTAATGTAGTTAAAGAAACAGACTATAAGCACTGGCTGTGGTCAGAAAATGAGTTAAACTTTTATTGGGACTCTGGGGACGACCCAGACAGACTGTTAGTAGAGGTAAGGTAACATGACGCAGATAATTGATCTTGGCAAGTTGAGAATGGACTTCAAGGGAGTCTATGATCCTGCCACTACTTACGAGCTGAACGATGTTGTTAGTTATGGCGCCAATGCTTATGTCTACAAGTTTGCAACTGCAACAGCCGGAAACTTGCCCACAAATACTACTTATTGGGCATTAATGGTTTCAGGTATTCAATTTGAAGGTGTCTGGAGTAGTTCGACAGCATACCAAGCAAGAGATGTTGTCACTTTTGGCGCTAGAACATACATTTCATTACAGGCTCACACAAACCAGAACCCTACTCAAACAGATTACTGGGAAGTTTTGGCAAGCGGTATTCGCACTCTTGGCGATTGGAGTAATGCCACTGCCTACTATTTTCCTGGTGACGTAGTAACGCGAGGCGGCACTCAATACATCACATCTTCTTATCATGTACCAAATGTAAACTTTTCAATTGATTTAGGTGCATCAAAATGGACAGTGTTTGTTTCTGGTTTACGTTTTAGAGGCGTTTGGGCGGCAAATACTGCGTATTTGAAAGATGACCTTGTAACAGACGGTTTGAATTCGTATTTAGCAACACAAGATTTTACTTCCAATGGCGCAACTTTTTCAGCAGAAACTGCTGGGAATTGGACACTGTTTACTCCAGGAACAGACAACCTACCAGCACAAGCAGGTAATGAAAATTACTTGTTGACAACAGATGGAACTGACCCGCTTTGGACAGATTCAATAGACCTCGGTGGAAGCGCTACCGTTGCTGGGACCGTATATACAGGACCAGGTGCAGCAGCATTTGAGACTTCGGCCGCACTAACAAATGCCGCCTCAGTTACTGTGTTTAACAATAATTTAAGTGAAGATGGATTTGCTCAAATAGCATTCCGCAATGCTGACGATACTTCGTCGTCTGACATTATTGCTTACTCAGCAGACGGCAATGATGTAACTGGTTGGGTTTCGTTGGGTGTCACTGGGAAAGATTTTGGCGACCCAGAATTCACATTAACAACAGGCAATACTGCTTACGTTTTCTACGAAGCAGAAGATGATGCAGCCGCTAATGGCGGAACAGGAAATCTTGTTTTTGCAACTGGCGACAAAGGAACAGATAACGCAATTGTGTTTGCGGCTGGCGGTTTTGCCAGCGGCACAGAACAGATGACGATTACTCCCAACGAGAATGTTCATATTGAAATTTCCACGGAGTCAACAAGTCCATCAAATGGTGCATTTACCGTCGTTGGTGGAGCTGGAATTCAGGGTAATTTGAATGTTGCAGGCAATGCGGCCATTCAAGGTAATCAAAGCCTTGTAGGAAACTTAGTAATTCAAGGTTCACTCAGTGTTGCCGGTGGTCAATTTGCCACCGAAAATCTTTCATCGACAGACCCATTGTTGTTTGTTGGTAACCAAAACGAAGGCAATGAATTTGACCTAGGGTTTTTGACAGAAGCAAAACAACCTGCAACCCCCATAAGTTTCCCACTTAGTTCAGTTTCAGTTTCTTCAAATGTTGTCACGGTGACTTCAAGAAGCTATACCGTACTCTTCAAATCAATTACAAGCAATGTTGCGACTCTGTCAATAGGTTCACACAGTTATGCAGCTGGCAATGTTGTGACCGTGACTGGAGTAGATGCCACATTTAATGGAACCTACACAATTACAGCAGTAGCGGCAACCACAATTTCTTATGCTAAAACTGCGTCAGATCTTTCACAAACTGCTGCTACAGGAACGGTGCAAGTATTGTTTAATACATCGCCGACCATAATTGCTGGCGATTTTGTGACCATTTCTGACAGCGGTACTGCTTTTGATGGGGTTCATCATGTTACTGCGATATCCTCAACAACTTTTTCGTTTGAACAAACAATAGCAAATCAAGCCTCGACCAACTTGGCCGCAGACACAATTGCCACAAGATCATCTAGGTCCAAGTATTCGGGAATTGTAAAAAACAACACCGATGGCGCTTGGTATCTGTTTTCAAATTTGGAAAACAGACCAACTACCACAGTTGATTTCACGAGTCCAGAAATAGTTCTAGATAAACTAAATATCGGTATTTTAGATGTGTCTACCACCTCTACCTTTAGGGGCGATGTAGTTGCTCAAAAGAAATTTAATGTATTTGCAACTGCAGCAGCACGAGATGCTGCTATACCAGCCCCAGATGCAGGGACAATGTGTTACAGGACAGACATAAAATCGCAAGAGTTTTACACAGGAACAAAATGGGAAGTAGTAGAGAATGCAATATCTCCGCTGCTCACCATGGCATTGCTGTAATAATTAATAACAACAAATCAATAAAGGATAAACAATGGCACTAGTAAGTTATAAAACATTAGGACAAGTACGCTCAGGCTGGGCTACTAAACGACTTGTCGCAATTAGTCGAGTAGTTACGAGCAACGTAGTTACTATTACTTCTGCAACAGACCATGGTCTAGTTACTGGTGACAGAGTTTTTGTCAGCGGAGCAGGTGCAAGCTTGGACGGCATTCACGTAGTAGCCGCTGTAGACTCTGCAACAACCTTTAGCTACCCAACAACATCAGGTAATGCTTCAAGTGCCACACTTGCAAGTGCGTACTTCCAAGGAATGAAAACAGATTTGGAAGCTATTAGCGTTGCAAACGTTGTACGAGCCAACAATATTCTTACAGTTACCACGGACGTAGCACACGGAATTTCGGAAAACGAATACGTTTATGTTGAGGCTGGCACAACCAACGCAACAGGTTTGTTCCAAGTATTGGATGTTCCGACTGCAACAACATTTAGGGTTGTGTCATTTAACGCAGCACTATCAAGCACCAGTTGGGCAGCAAACACAGGCAACGCTTCTGTTAGCCGAGCATTGGCTCAAACTGTTTACCAACCAGCAGCAGGAAAATCTGGTTTGATTTCATCTCTTGTTTTGTTCAACGCTACCGAACAGAACGTAGTAGTTGACCTCTACCAAACACCATCAACTGCTTGGGCAAGTCTTACACAAAAAGACAAGTATCTGATTCAAGGTGTAGTAACACTTGCACCGAAAGAAACCTACTCTGTAAACCTTGCAATGACTGTTGCAAACCAAGAGAGGGTTGTGATGATTGCAGATACTCCGGGAGTTCAAGCGCTTGCTTATGGCACTGAATTTGAATAAGAGTTAAGTGTCCGATACCAAGTATGAGCAGGAGAGTTAAGTGGCTTTCACTAGACGAAAAAATCGTAAAAGTACTACAAACTTTGCAAGAACACGTGTCTTATCTAACACACTGGACAGCAACGCTCCACTAGAACTGGTTCAAAATAAGCACTATCAATCATGTGCTTTCCTTCCTAGAACAGATCATTTGCCATATCAAAATATCGGAAACTCCGGTGCTGTTATGTATTGGGTTACCAATGGTGGTAAACAGATTATGACTGCTGGGTACGGGCCACAAACCTTGGCTGGTGGAAGAGCAGCAGGCAACCATGACATCCTTGAACCACGACCATGTTCTCTAAAACCAGAATTAGACAGAGATGATTTTATTGTTGATTACGCTATTGGTTTTTACTACTGTTTATTTGTAACAAATAAAGGATACGTTTACTCAGGCGGTAATAATGATCAAGGGCAACTAGGACACGGGGACACTACTGCAATCCCATTCTTTAAACGAGTAACTTCCACAGCAGGTGGTGTTTTATTTGGTCCTGGTGGAGAACGAGCCGTTAGGTGCTACACAAATATAGACTACGGAAATTCTGCAAATAGACGATCTTTGATTCTTACAGAATCAAAACTTCTTTATGGTTGTGGGTTCAACTCCAACTACGAATTAGGAATAAGCGGTAATACAACTCAACAAAATGCATTTGTTCGTGCTGCCCCGACACTTTCAGATATCAAAGATGTATATGTTGGAAGACTTACCACTGGTGCGGTTTTGCCAAACGGACAGTTTTATACTTGGGGGTTTAACGGAAACGGAGAGCAAGGGTTAGGAAATACCACAGTTCAACAAGTTCCTGTTCTTTCAAACTCAAACGTTGCCTTGGTCCGCCATGCTTGGAACGCTTCAAACAACAGATCTTGTTTTATTCTTAAAACAGACGGCACGGTTTGGTTTACTGGTTTTCAAGCAAGCTATGGTCAAGCAGGACTTGGTAACTTGACAAACTATACCTCATGGCAACAAGTAACAGACGCCTTAATCAACAATACTAGTAGTCGTGTAGTTGACATTCAAACTTCCGGATGGTCTGGAGACGCCAACCAATACGCAACCACTTGGTTTCTTATGGATAACGGCACGATTTATTCTTGTGGTTACAACACATACGGACAAATGGGCTGGAACGGTACATCTCACTCCAATACTCTAGGAGCTTTAATTATCCCTGCTGGTTTTCCTAAAGTAGATCAGATTTTCCAAATGGGCGGACATTCGATAACTACATTTTATGGAATTAACAAGGCTTCTGGAAGAATGTTTGCAGTTGGGAATTGGAGCTGGGGAGCACTTGGGTATGGTACCGGAGACTGGGCGGCAAGTTCGGGTTCTGGCAGATGGGATAATAGGACTGTAACTAATTTCCGAGCGCATTGGCCAGCAAGAGAAATTGATGCCCCGCCTGTAATTGAGGATGGTTTGGCCAAGTTTCACTCTATAGTTGGGTTGAATCTTGCTGACGCTTCAGGAGGCCAACAACCCAATCCGATGATTTTATGCACAGATGGAACAGTGTGGACAAGGGGATACAACCTCAACGGCTATCTTGGTATTGGACTTGTACAGCCTTACAGCGGAGCAAACTCTTATGCTAGACAAGAACAGTATAATTTTGCGTGGAGGCCTGTATTATTATGAAAAACAATTCATTAAAGAGGAAAGACTAAATGGCTTTCACTAGAAAATCCAAGGCGGTTAATTTCAACGAACCTGGAAAAGAGAACGTATATAACACTACCTCTGCTTCAAAAGACCTCAGCACTACTCCAATAACGGCCCCTCACCCTTACTTTTTTGTATCTGAACTTCCAGACACATCCACAGTTAATACTGGCGCAAGCATTTTCACCGAACGAAAAATGTATGCCCTCATGGAAGGTAATAGGAGAATAAAAGCTTGGGGTACCTCTGGAAGCTACGGACTAAGTGGCTATTCTAACCAAACTGTCCACCCTATTTTCCCACAGTTAGTTCAGTTTGATTACCCTTTAGAAAAAGATGATTTCATTACTCAAATAGCCGTTGGTAAAGGTCATATGGCTGCTTTTGTAACTGCAAAAGGTTATTTGTATACAGGCGGTTATGCAGACAATGATCGCTGGATGGGGTTTGGTGATGATGTACACCGTTATGCCTTTTCACGAGTTTCTCATGCTGAAACAATAACAACTGCTACGTTTAGTTCTGGTGGTGCCGTAGGAGCAAACAATTTTGTTATTACAGCAGTAAATGCAAACATAGTCGTTGGTCAGCAAGTAGTAGGTTTTGGAGTTCCTTCATGGACAACAGTAACTGCTGTTTCGGGTACGACAATTACCTTAAGTAACGTATTCAATCAAGTCGCTGCTGGTGTGTATAGTTTTGGTCGCCCTTGGGGTCCAGGTGGAGTATGTGCTAAAAAAGTATATCTACCATCAAGCACTCTTAACACAAGCTCTGAACAATGGGCGTTGGTGCTTAGCACAGATAGCAATGTGTATGCCTGTGGCTACAACGGACATGGGCAAATGGGCATTGGTAATACAGCTACCCCTCGCGGGTATTGGGACAGAGTTCCAGGAATTTCCAACATTAAAGAAGTCTATTGCAGTAATTACACTGCTTTCGCAATAACATACAGCGGACAGTTATGGGGTTGGGGCTATAACGGCTATGGGCAATTAGGCATAGGCAGCACCGGTAACGCGACTTCTCCAACGTCCTTAGTTGCAAGCGGTGTAAACAAAGTCTTTCATAAGGGTAATGAATACGAAACATCCTTTTATATTTCTAACGATGGGTTAGCTTATTCTTGCGGTGCAAACCATTATGGGTCTTTGGGGATTAACGTAGAAAACACAAGTAATACAACCACATGGACTGTTGTAAACACAACAAACATAGGAACACGCAGGGTTATAGATATTAAAGCTGCTGGCACTGGCACGTACAATACGACGTGGTTTTTGTGCGATGACGGAACTGTTTTTGCATGTGGTAATAATGGTTCTGGACAAGTTGGAGATGGCACCACTACTACTAGACAGATCCCTACTTTAATTACGCAACCTTCTGGATTCCCCAAGGTAGACAGAATTGTTGTTGCAGGTGGCAGCAATACCCATTTTGTCATGGGAATAAACATGGCTACTGGGCGTATGTGGTCTGTTGGTAGTTGGAACTATGGAGCGATTGGTCAAGCTATTGGTGAGCCAACAGGTACTTGGGCATTTACAAATACCTCAACTAGAGCACAATACCCAGCAAGAGAAACTTTAAGTATCCCATCAGTAGAAGACGGATACACAAAAATTAAAGATTTTTTTGTAATGTCTGGCCCCAACGGAGAATCAACAGTTTATGCTCTTTGTTATGATGGAACAATTTGGGTTAGAGGATATGGCCACTATAACGCAAAAGGACATAAATTCGTGCAGCATTATTGGAATGGTAACTTAACCTATCAAGGTACGCAATACACAGATACGGGATGGAAGCAAGTGGAGTTCTAATGGCAATATCAAGAAGAAAAAGTGCAGAAAAATATATAACCAACCCTTCAGCAAAGTTAGTAAGGGAGACTTTAGATAATTCCACAATCCCCACATGGAACCCTTCTAAGAATTATCAAAAATGTGCCATGCTCGTTCACAATAGAACTGCTGCTGGTGGTATGGGTGTTGACACTTATCAATCATCATATTTTCTCATGGAAGGGCAGAAAAGGTTTACGGTAGCAGGGTACCAAACGGGTTACAATATGGCCGGCTATTCCAATCAAGAAGCTCTTGCCGTAGAACCTGTATTAGTACAGAATAACCCACCTTTAGCGCTTGATGAATACTTCGTAGATGCTTGTATGGGTTACGTTTGTCTTTACGCAGTGACAAACAAAGGCAATGTGTACACTGGTGGCTATAATCCTCATGGCAATCTTGGTCACAATGACACTACCCCTAGATATTCTCTCTTAAAAGTAACTTCAACCGCAGGTGGAATACAGTTTGGTCCAGGAGGAGTACAAGCCGTTAAAGTGTTTTCTACCGGATGGTCTGGCTACACAGCAAATACAGCCTACGTTTTGGATTCGGAAGGTAAAATCTATGGGTGCGGTTTTAACACTCAATACCAACTTGGCGATGGAACGACAACACAACGTAACGCTTTTCAACGCATTGGATCTTTAGAAGACATTACAACACTTTTCACGGGTGGTCAGTATGTTTTTGCTTTAAGAAATGATGGCAACCTGTACGTATGGGGAGATAACGCCAACGGTCAATTGGGTGTTGGTGATACTACTGCCCGTACAACTCCAGTGTTGTCTACAACAGGTGTTAAAAAAGCACTAACAATGGATAACACTACTTACAAAAATGCTCACATCCTCAAAGCAGATGGAACCGTTTGGTTTACTGGATATTCAGGCTCAAATGGAGTTAGCGGTCTTGGTACTGCCACACAACATACAACTTGGCAACAAGTTACGATTAACATTTCTGGTAAAAATGTTGTAGATATTATTTCTAATGGACATGGCGCTGAATCGCGTTCTACTTGGGCACTTATTGACGATGGTTCTATTTATTCGTGGGGCTATAACGGCTATGGTCAATTGGGGCATAGTGCAACTACAGCTCAAGGTTCTCCTAACCTGTTAGTACAACCAACAGGGTTTCCAAAAGTAGATAAAATTCTGTCATTTGGTTCCGCTTCACAATATGGGTTTAAAGCCGTAAATATGGCAAGTGGAAGAATGTTTACAGTTGGGAATTGGTGCAATGGTGCTATTGGTATATCCAACAGTGACCCATCTGGTACTTGGCCCCAAGAAAACCCTGAAACTAACCGTGCTCACTATCCAGCACGAGAGGTAGCAAGTCCTCAACCAGTGCAACAGGGATATGCAACTATTAAAGATATTGTAGCTATGAGTACAGACAACAATGATCAAACTAGAGTATTTTGCTTATTGTCAGATGGCACAGTATGGGCCAAAGGATCTAACAATAAAGGAGAAATGGGCACAAAATACACAATGACTTTCTACAATGATGGCACAAACACACCTTCATTTCAATGGGGCAATCTTCGGTGGAATCCAAATTGGCAGCAAATTGACTTTTAATTAGTTGTTATTTTTAATAAATAACTTATAAATTACTAAGTTTTGCTTAAAAGCGACTTGACCTAAGAAGTTCAATAAATTCAGTATTGTCCATAAAATCTTTTGAAATTAAATTCATATGCTCGATATGGCGCTCATAATCTTTTTTTCCATGATCCCCTTGCTTGTACTGCTTCAATTCTCTCAATGCCATTTCTTTGGAAATAAAACCAAGACCAGCAAGAACCCAATTGTAAATTCCAGAACCAGCAAAACCCATCATTACATTTAACTCATCATCTAAAATAGTTTTATGTTTTGACGACTCAATTATCCATAGTGCTCGTTCAGTACGTCTTTCGGGCTTAGAAATGTCACGCCAAAACTCAGTATCGGTTCTTTCGCTGGCGTAGTGAACGCTAATAAAATCTTTAAAGCCTTCGTATAGCTCGCCTATCATTTTGTTATATGCCGCTATCGAAGCCCAGTTACAGGTAGCTTTTATGTCTTGCTTAAGATAGTTAAAAACAAAATAGTGAAGTTGTGTAATTGTCCCATGAATACTTGTTGCCTCTAGTGGCTCCAAAAATGCTGATGATAAACCGATAAATAAACAATTGTTTTTCCAAACTTCAGATAATCTGCCTGCGTCAAAGTCAATAAACTTTATCGGATTAATTTCTTGCCTCAGAAGCATTTCAATTTCTTTTTGAGCATCTTCTTTTGTTGTGTACGATGAGTCAAAGACATATCCGCAACCCATTCTGTCTTGAGTTGGTGTCATCCACATCCAACCGTGTTTTTGTGCATAAGCAACAATTACTGGGTCAATCCTGAACCCTTCTTTATGCTGAAGAATAAAAGGCATTGCCGTATTCACTGGCAAATGTTTTGCATATGACTCCCATTTGACGCCCATTTTCTTGGGAAGTACTCGATTAAACCCAGTGGCATCAATAAAAAAATCAGACTCAACATTTTGCCCAGACCCAAGCGTAACAAACTGTATATTTCCAGATTCGTCTATTTTTGCATCTGAAATTTTCCCGTCAATTACCGTCACGGATTGGCACCGGCGTTTAAAGTATTGACCCACTAAGTGTCCATCAAAGTTGTAGCCGTAGTTGTTCCCTGCCTTTAAAACATCTCCCTCAAAATGAAATGGCGACAGTGATTTGGAAGTCAAATATCCATTTCTACTTGCCGTATGCATGGGAATATCGTTAGCTATAACATGCATGAAAGAAGGAAAAGTCCCATACTCTAATTGGCCAGTACCGTCTATTGGGGCAATATATTCGTGGTTAAGTTTTCGCCAATCAACATGATGAATTGCCATTTTGGGAGTTGCATTTGTTTCTTTAAAAAATTCTGTTTCATTACAGCCATAGTTGAAACGAGAGTTTTTTATAATATTTGTCAGGGTTCCTGTGCTGGCTTCCCCGGCACCGATTATCCCTATTTCGCTAGATTCAATTACGGTCACTTGGTGCTCTGGGTGAACTTTACTGATCATAAAAGCAGCAAGCCAACCTGCCGTTCCCCCACCTAGGACGGTTATTTTCATAAAAACACCATATCACTTTTATTTAACTCTTAGTTTTTAGCAGAAAAAAATATGGGATAATTGCAACATGGCTTTATCTTTTCCTATGTCCCCCGCCAATGGCGATCGGGTAATTTTGGCTGGGAGAGAGTATCAATTCATTAGTCCAAAATGGCTAAGTTATAAGTCTGTTATTATTGATTCTGGCTTAAGCACGACCGTGTTCACCCCTAACTCAGAAACTGTTGACGGAGGAAATGCCAATGGCATATAAAAGAATTTTATTGAGGCGAGACACTGCCGCCAATTGGACATCGGGCAATGCCATCCTTGCTTCTGGCGAACTCGGCTACGAAACAGATACTGGTAAGTTCAAAATTGGGAATGGCTCAACTTCTTGGAATTCCTTAGTTTATTCCATAAATGCAATTATGGGTTCTATATCTCTAAACGATGTTGGGGATGTCACAATTACTAGTGCCACCAATGGTGATTTTTTGCGGTGGAACGGTAGTGCATGGATAAACGATGCAGTTAATCTTTCAACCGACACTATCGGTTCCTACGTTGAATCGCTGGTTGCTGGGACTGGTGTCACTCTTGCGAACAATTCTGGCGAAGGGGCAACACCAACTATTGCTGTTGACACAACTGTTATTCAGGCCCGAGTAGTCGATGTTTCTGATACGGAAATTGGATACCTAAATGGCGTAACTTCTGCAATTCAGACGCAAATAGACAACAAGCAATCAGTTGTGACCAATGTTTCTGACACCGAAATTGGTTATCTAGATGGTGTAACTTCAGCAATTCAGACACAGATTGACAGCAAGGCACCACTTGATTCGCCAACATTTACAGGTACCGTAACTCTTCCGGATAACACTGTTGCTCTTGGCACAAAGACAACTGGCGCCTATGTCGAATCTTTGGTTGCTGGAACTGGCGTAACCCTTACCAACAACTCTGGAGAAAGTGCTACTCCGACTATTGCTATTGGTCAAGCCGTTGCCACAAACAGTAATGTCACCTTCAATGATGTCATTGTTAGCGGAAACTTGACTGTTTCTGGTACGGCAACTTCTGTAAATACCGAAATACTTACGGTTGATGACAATATTGTCGTGCTCAACAACAATGTTACGGGTTCTCCAACAGAGAATGCTGGTCTTGAAATTGAGCGTGGTACATCCGCAAATGTTCTGCTTCGCTGGAATGAAGCAAGCGATATATGGGAAATTACGACAGACGGTTCAACTTACGGTCAGATTGCCACCACTGGCGATGTCGCTACAGCCACTGGTGCAGTAAGCGTAGACAACCTTTCTGATGCAACAATTACCTCGGCAGCCAATGGAGATTTCTTAAAATACAACGGCGCCGCATGGGTAAATGACGCAATCAATCTGGGCACGGACACAGTAGGTAACTATATGACGGACCTATCGGCTGGGGATGGAATTTCAATTACTCACACTCCTGGCGAAGGTTCTACAGCAACTGTTGCCGTAGATACAGCAATTGCGTCAAATGACCAGTTCGTACTGGCAGGGCAAATTTTCTAGTAAGTTAGATACAGGAGATAGAACATGGCAACATTTAGTAAACAACTTCTTTCAGCAAGCACTGACGGTCGAGCAATCAAGGTTGTGGCAACAGCCATTGGTTCATCTCCGACCCTAATTCATACTGGTCAAACTTCAACAAGCATTTTGGAAGAAGTCTGGATTTACGCTCAAAACAACCACACAGCAGATGTTGCTGTACGAATTGGTTTTGGTGGAGTAACAGACCCAGATGACATCATTGAATACACAGTAAAAACCAAAGGCGGTTTATATCTAGTTGTTCCTGGTTTAATTCTTAAGGGCAATGCAACCCCACTTACGGTTCAAGCGGCAGCAGGAACAGCAAACGTTATTTCGTTGTCAGGATACGTCAACCGAATTGCACCATAAATTATGTCTGAATTCATCAAACGAGGTGCCGTCAGTCAGGCTGTAAGCGGTGGTCCGCTTGCGCCTCGTCATAATCGAAACAACAAAACAGATGGTATATTTGCTTATTGGTTTGCTCAAGGCAAATCTATCCTTGCGGCTTTTATTGATTCTTTCACGCGAAGCAATAATGCAAGCAGCGTAGCAGGTGGCCCAGTGGATTGGGTAGCAGAAAGTGGTACTTGGGGTATTGATACAAACATGGCAACCACGAGCACAGCTGCTTCTTCTTATCCTGTAGTTACTTTTGATGCCGGAACAGTGGCCGCAACGGTGAAGGCAACCTTGCCGACCACAAGATCTGCAGGCGCAGGTGTTGCATTTTGGGTTACCGACACCAACAATTGGTGGGCGGCTGTTGCTGACAAAGTGGATTCGACTGGTGCGCCATACAACTGTTCTGGTCCAGGAACTGCAAATAACTCAACCGGTAATTGTTCTTATACTTATCAATCAGTTGGTGGCGGACCAGGCGTTGCACCAGGTGGCTACTATCCGTATTGGGCATGCAGTAGTGGAACACTGTTTGGGAATGGTTGCTGGTACTACGATGGCTACACTTGGATTCAGTTCGGTACGGGTTATATTGCTTGTTGTACTTATGTAGCTCCGTACCCTTACAATGCTCCATACAATTACACCCCAGTGCCAGTAACCTACGCTGGCACCGCAAGTACCTATAATCGTTCAGATATTAAAATTATTAAAAAAACTGCTGGGGTTATTTCAACTGTTTCTACGACCCAAGTCGCCAACCCAACATCAACTTCATATTTAACCTATATTCAAGCGGCAACTACGCCTACTGGAGTTACGGTTACGGCAGTTGATAGTTCAGCACCAAATACTGTTGTGACTGCAAATGCGCTCGCAGGATTACCGTTGCCTGCTCAAAAATTTGGTATTGTCTATACCCCATCAACCCTTTATGGAAATCCGAAAGTTGAACAAGTTGAGTACACCCCTGCTCCGTGATTTTGCAAAAGAAAGATTTGAGATTTGCAGAAGTTGTCCTCGATACTTCAAGTTGACATCAACTTGTCGCGAGTGTGGATGTTTTATGATATTAAAAATACAACTAGCTTCAGCTAGTTGCCCAATTAAAAAATGGAGTGCAAATGTATAATAGAACCGTATCTTTTAATACAAACTCCGAGGACTTGGTCAAGGCAGTAAATTCTCTTCTTTTTTATCTCAATGTGGCAAAAGATAGAATTTTGGAAGACTCCGAATATCCTGCAACCAACGAAATAATCATGCCATTTGACGAAGCTAGGGCTTTGCTTGCCGCAATGTATAGTCTTTCTACCCTGCCAGATAGCGAAGCCTTACCAATGGATAGTCAATTTTCCTTGGAAGAATTTTACATTCAAGCCAAACAGATACCTCAATTCTAGGGTTTTTGCTAGGCTTGCCCTATGGCAGCACAAATTCTTTCAAGCAGTCAAGGGCCAGTGGTGGTTTATGAGGGACTTGTTCTTCGTATGTCCGATGTTGAGGGTATGTTGGCCGCAGTTGATGATACCCCTAACTTGCTTCAAGATCTAGAAAAATCAATTATTGAACATTTTCTTTTAGTAGTTGAATTTGTGAAAGAAAATTTTTTAGATAAGAAAAAACATCTTTATGTCAAACTGGTTTCAGATGCATTGACGACAATGGATGATTTTAATAAATTTGCCAATGTTGAATATATTTCATACTTACACAATAGAACATTACAGAACAATCCCCATATGACCCCAGAACAAGCAGACAAGGAAATGCGTCGACAAAATCGTCAAGATATTAACGATTTCTACGCACCAAAACAAAAATGACTCACAAACCATCTGATGTAAGGTATGACAGACCAGTAAATAACTGCACCCCGCCTTTTATTGTTGTCTCTAAAGTATTCACACATAAAGAGTGTGCAGAAATTATTAGTATCGGAAACTCTAAATCTCTTGAGCCAGGCAAGATCGGTGACGGTTCAGTTAAGTCTGAAATTCGAAGTTCCGATTTAAGATTTATTGAACCTTTAAATCTAGAAAAAATTGGTTGGATTTTTGAAAGACTAAAAGAAATTATTGACAACGTAAATGACCGAGTTTACGAGTATGACCTTAAGTATTTTGCTCCTCCGCAATTCACCTTATACAAAGAGGGTGATTTTTATGATTGGCACATGGATTTAATTATGGGAAATCCGTGCCCAAACTTATTTATGAGGAAACTTTCCGCAACGGTTTTTCTTTCAAACCAAAACGAATTTACTGGTGGCGAATTTTTGATAGGCAGAAAATCAGACGGATCACACGAAAATGTGATTGAAAACGAACAAGGTGCCGTGGTTTTGTTCCCGTCTTTTATGTGGCATAAAGTTAACCCTGTTTTGTCGGGTCAAAGATTTTCTTTAGTTGTTTGGACAGAGGGAGACAAATTCAAATGAGCAACGATTTAACCGTCTATTGGGCGCCATGGATTGAGGGAGAATATTCTGGGCAGCGAAATAAATTAGGTCCAAATCAATGGATCTATCAAGAACCTGAAAGCGTTTATAAAGATGTTCTTTCAAAAAAAAGCGATCAAAAAATAACCAAAAATTTTTTTCAATGTCCGGCAGTAAGAGATGCTCTGCAGTCTGTCTATGTAATTAAATGTCCATTTGCGACAGAAGCAGAAGTTGTCCTGAAGGAAGATGGAGCAGTAGACAAGATTGAACAAAATTGGGCCAAGGACCTACCAAACCTCTTATCTCAGTGCCCCATAAAACTAGCCCATGCCCCATCTAAGGAAAATGAATTGCTGGTAGTGGTGGAATATACCTATCTATTTTTCTGCGAAGAGTCTTTGGAAATGAGAATGACGGCGCCATGGTTCCATGAGGCTCCCCACCTACAATATGGTGCGACGGTACCTGGGGTGTTTGACATTGGTCGCTGGATGAGACCAGTACATTTTGAAGTAAATTTATGGCAGGGGCAGACAAAAATAAAATATGAAGAAAACGAAGCAATGGGCTATATTGAGTTTGGTACGAATAAAAAAATTAATTTTCAAAGATTTGAAACAACTCAAAAAATAAAAGAAATTGTTGGCGATGCAATCAACACTAGAAACAAAAGATTTACACCAAGCCTATTGAAGCGGTACGAAATTTTTGATCGTTCACCAGTAAAAAAAATGTTAGTAAAAGAGATAAAGGAGAACCTTTTGTGATATTTCTCGAAACATCGTCGTTGATAGTTGACAATATGAAAGAAATAGAAGAGTCAATTAATTTTGCTGGCTTTAAATATCACGACATTTATGGTGACCACGAAATGACCACCAATCATATGAATTACAATCTGTTTGCTCTTTTGTCTCTGGATTTGAATTTTTATTATCTCTATGCAGAACTACAACACAGAATTAGGGATGTTTTGGGTTATGAAAAACCGCTTTGGATGCAGGCATGGTTAAATGTGCATTCAGAGGCTGCGGTGCTTGATTGGCACGATCATGCTTGGCCATGGCACGGATATATATGTATTGACCCCAAAAAAACAAACACTGTTTTCAGGAATCCAACAGATGGATCAGAGTACAAGGTAGAGAATAAACCAGGTCAAATTTATTTTGGAAATGGCGGGATATTTCATAAAGTTGAAGTTGTAGAAAGTTATTCTGGCTTTCGTACAACAATTGGGTTTGATGTAACCGATCAAGCAGGGGGAAAATTAAAAAGTGTCAGTTTTATACCGTTCTAAATCCAAAGAGGAACAATATTCTCAGGGCGATCACATAGGTGTTTGGGATAATTTTTTTTCGCCAGAACTATGTCAAAAATTTATTAATTTTTATGAATACCGTTCCAAAATTGCATTTCAAAGAAACAGTCAAGACAAGCAAGACTTTTCTATAAATCTTGGCAATGAACCAGCGATGCGAGATCTGGTCTTGGATCCCTCAATGAGCGACGAGTGCTTACATGAGTTTTTGGATCAGTTTTGGGGAAAGTGCTACCCAATGTATCTTGACAAACATCCACAAATGACATCGGCTGCCTCACCACCAATTTTATCAACAATCAAAATACAGAAAACACTGCCTCAAGGCGGCTACCATGTTTGGCATTGCGAGCACGCAAATATCGAAACAGGGCGAAGATTTGCTTTTATTATTCTTTATTTGAACGATGTTGAGTCTGGCGGGGAGACAGAGTTCCTGTATCAGTCTGCTCGTGTTGAGGCTTCTCAGGGACGCCTAGTGCTTGCACCAGCCGCCTATACGCACATGCATAGGGGCAATCCACCACTTACGGGCGCAAAATACATCCTTACTTCGTGGCTGGAGTTTGAGAAGTAGAGGTTAACCTGCATAACCGCTTGCCTTGTGATTGGCGTCGGCAGTAGATAGACTAAACCGACAAACCATAACTAAATAGAAAACACTACTAACCTATGAAAAAAATTTTGGTAAGCATTGTTCTGACACTGATTTTCTCTATGTTCACGGCGGGTTCTGTGCTTGCAAACCCACCAGCAGACCAAGGCTCACAAATAGAAAATGGCATAACTGTCCAAGCACTTGCGAATCCGTTAGAGGAACTCAGTGATGAAGTGCCATCAGTTATCCTGCCCGTACCTAGCCACCCCGCACCGGGTGAATACCGTTGCGGAACAAGTCAATACTTAACCTTAATTCTTGGCGAAGATGGCTGGAACTATCAATGCCAAAAAGTCGGCAACCTACTACTGTGGAGATACTACGACTGCAATTTTGGTCAAAATGCAGATTGCATAAAGCGTGCATCAAATTCAATACAACCGGAAATTCAAGATAGATGGGAGGACTACGGTGGGTATTCTATCTACGGCGATGTTGTTGGGTATTACCTAAAAACAAGCACCAACACATTTACTACATACACTTTTCAAATAGCATTAGATTCGGCATACACGCAAGTTGTATATTCGTTTACTGCTAGTCCATATTTTGACTCCAGTTGGAACTGCGATTTAAGATGGTGTTCTGTGGGCTTTGATATTTCAGCGCCGGGTAAAAGCCCATTTACATCTTGGAACAAAGTAAACAGAATAACTGGAAGTTTCTACGCTAGAGCAACTGTGTCGAATTCTAACGGAATCGCCACAAAAGACTTTGGGCTAAGAACACTTCCAGGTTTACAAATGAATTGGAACAACAACTAACACACCCATAAAAAAGCAAATTAGGTTTTTACCATTTCCCTATAGGGCAGGAAGCGTCTTTTATTTGAAAAGTAGCATTAATCCATATAATGACCATAATCACTTTACGCAAAACGCAAACAAATCCTCCAAAAATTAAACAGTCTCGAATAAAACGAGACTGGATGGATGCCACTTACAATAAACATGCATACCAATGCAGACCAATGACTGTAGCGAATGTGTATGGGTGGGAACTTTCTTTACCTTGCGATGTGCGTGTTGTCTGGCGTGGCGATAATCATCAAGTTGATATTCTTAGCGGCGCAAACTGTGGCGCATCTTCGGGAATTATTGGAATGGTGACATTTTCGGTCGGCTGGAGATTTAAGACAGAGCCGGGTTTTTCTATACAAATTGGCGGTTCGCCAAATTTAATACTTCCGGGTGCTCAGGCTTTATCGGGAATTATTCCTACGGATTGGTGGCCAGATGAGTTTCAAATGAATTGGATGATTACTGACCCAAATAGAGAAATAGTATTTCCTGCAGGGTTTCCATTTATGTTTTTTACCGTAATACAAAATTCGGTTGTTGAAACTGCCGAACTAGAATTAGATCTATCTATTGAAGATGCTGATTTTATTAAATCAAGAATAAAATATGGGAGTGAAAAAATGCGTCGCAATGTTGAATATCCTTGGACGTGGACAAAGGGTATTAAAACCGGACTAGATGCTGACGGGAATAAAATTGGAGATGTATTTACTGGTTTACCAAAACTTCACGAACCAAATGACGAAGGCTGATTTTCGGCTATTTCTACAATCTTGTCAATCGTTTCTTGATTAACAAAAGAGGCGAGAACATGGCTCACCCATTGGTAGGATGACTTTTCGCAATAACCTTTGGTCTGCATTAATTTGGCTATTGATTCAATATCTTTCATTTTTTTGCACTCGCAATAGTTCCATCTTCGTTGTATCCAGGGGTGTATCTATGAAATCTATCGTTGTAATCAAACATGGTCACTGCAGAATATTTCACACCAGAAGACACCGGCAAAGAAGCATGTGAGTAAATAAAATTTGAAGGACAGATGACAATGTCGCCTTTGTGGGGGGTGTATTTTTGGTCAATATAAGGAAACCAAAGTTCCCCTCCTTCAAAATCATCATTAAGATAGCCAACGGTAGAAACAGAACATGTGTATGAAAACCCGTGGTCTGCATGTACCTGAAAGTGTTGACCTGGTCCATATTTGACAAAATTAACCGCTTCAATGTAATCCATTGAAATTCCGTATTGTGAGGTGTAGTGATCTACGCATGCTTTAGTGTAAGCAATGAGGTCATTTAGCAAAGCGGCCATTGGTGCGTATTCTTTGGGTGCTTGGTCTAATTCGAATTTTCTAAGTTTGCAGTCAAAGCAATCTCGATAATCTTTTTTTTCTTCATAATCGCCAACCAAAGCAGGAAACCAAGAAACATTTTTTAATTTTCCTATCAACATTGCATTATCAATAGTTTCCGTATCGGTTGTGTGTGGAGGTAGCACTGAACGGTATATTTTTATGCCAAACCGAGGGTCATCGATGCATTCAACACTAACTTGTGGTTGATTCATATTTGGGTTAGACATAGCTGATATCCTAACATGAATATGATTCGCATTGGAAGTAAGGAAAATATAGTATTTGTCCCCAATTTACTGACGACTGATGAGTGTGTCTCAATAACAAATTATTGTGAGTCGGTCAAATTATGGCATTCAAATTCCTATGACGGAAGCAATGACAAAGTGCATTCTATTGCATCGTTTTCTGACTCGTCTTTAAATGCGCTTAAAGTAGCAGTAAATTCGTTGCATGAAAAAATCGAGAATAGGTTTGGACGAGAACTTGGTCCACAATTCCCAGGAATTCGTAAATGGGAAGTCGGCGATTACCAACCCCTTCATGCCGATGGAGAAGACACCGACGGGAATCCAAATGAAGCCTATGCTGTTGACTATGCATCAGTTATTTATATAAATGACAACTACTTAGGTGGGGAAATAGAATTTCCACTACAGGAAATTATTTGGAAACCAGTATCTGGGACGGCAGTGTTTTTCCCTGCAAATAAGTGGTTTGCGCATAAAGTTCACGAAGTAACATGCGGCACTAGATACACGTCTGCTCAATTTTGGGTACCTACAAAACATTTAAAACTGCGAGACTTTTACTTTTCTAAGTAATTTTTTTAGAAAATTACTTCCACCAACAAACAACAGAATATTTAATTCCTTTAGTTACTGGTAGCGAAGCATGAGAATGAACAAAATTTGATGGAAAAACTACTATGTCTCCTGCTACTGGTTCGTATATAAAATTTAACAAATCAAAATAAAGTTCTCCGCCCTGATAGTCGTCGTTCAAAAACCCAACTGCGCTAATTCTTCTTGGCGTAAATTCTGAGTCGTCATAGTGTGTCTTAAACTCTTCGCCGACCTCATATTTTAACAAATTAAAATTGCTAATTTCTGGCAACACCACCGGAGCATTGAACCTACAAATGTAGTGACCTACTGTTTTTTTAAAATCTTGATTAAAAGACGTACTTACCTCATGCGGAAATTGATTTGTATCCGAACTTGTTCTCAAATTAGAAGATGGCTTATCTCCGTATAGTGTGGATTTTTGCCAAACAGCAATTTTGCTGTTTTCTGTTAGACTAATTAAAAGTTGCGGATTTTGAATTGCTGAACGATAAATCGCTATGGCGCCAACGAGAATTGATTTCATAATTTAAATTTTAAATACTAAAAAAGTGTATCAAAGAGAACAATTTTTGCAATATTATAAACACTGAAATCTCGCTTTAAATTTTTTTAAATCTATATTCATTATCCGTATTGCCTCAGCAGCAAGTTCTTTGTTTGGTGCCCCCCAAAGACCAGTAATAGTTCCGTCAAATATTGATGCCACTCGCTGAAGAGTGTATCTATCCATAGATGTAATTATTGATGCACGAGTATCGGAAAAATAAGATGTCCTCCAATCGTTGGCTTTGAGTGAATTAAAATATTTATCACTTTTATCTAAATGGTATATATCAATATAATCTGTAGAAAAACTTCTTATACCTCTTGAAATTAAACGAAAATACATACTGTGCTCCTCCCCATAAAACCACATATGTGGATCGGGGGGGACATCCAAGAAGGTACTTGCTTCAGAAAACAAGTATGCAGCACTAACTGCATAGTTTTCTTTCCAATCAATAGTGCTTTCCAAAACCCAATTGTTTGACCAAACACGAAACATATCGTCAATAAATAGCGACGATGGTTGCTCATTTTTTTTAATTGGCGTCATTCCATCTTTTTCATCTTCCCTACACGGTGACACATGCTGCGAAATTACAACTCTTTCTTTGCAATTTTTTACAATTGCATTATACCTAGAGACAATTTCTTCGTCCCAATTCTTACCAAAAAGCATGTGCGCATCACATTGAAGCACATAGTCAAAATATTGTGCATTTTTTAATGCCATATATCGAACAATTCCCACCCCAGGTGGGATACTAGATTCATATTTTGTATGTATTACGAATTTGTTTTGTAAGTCAGAAAATCTGGAATCACTCCTGAATTCACACACACTAATCTGAATGTCGTGTTTGTTGCTTTTATTGTCAAGTATTGAATTAACAGTTTGTTTTATGTGGGATTCGTTATACGCTGCAATAGCAACAAGAATGGTTGCCACATGCCTACCATTTACCTAAAGGGCAAACAGCCTCTTGAAGTTTTACTTTTAGGGCCATAAAACAACCGCATTCTTTGCATTGTTTTGTTACTTTTATTAAGCGGTCACAATCAAGACAAGTATTGAGTCGTTTTTCTGCAAGTTCGTTACTTGCATTTTCGGTTGTTGGGTTTAATAAATCAAATATAGTAACTCCATTTTTTTGTTTATATTGTTCCCATCTTGATTTTGCGTTCATAGAACAGTCTCTCCAAATTGGTCAATTCTTTGCTCAACGCCATTAATTAGTTCGGTTGTAAAAAATCCGTCTTCATCATATTTCCAGCCTATATTGACTAGCGAACCCTTAACAATTGGTACTACAAGTGGATTGCTTAAAAGAATTGCAGTAAACATCTCATCAACGGCAATTTCCGTAACAGTGCCATCGGTGTCTGCCAAAATAATTTCTACACCACTTGTCTCATCGACCCTTGATGTGTAAATTGAATTTGCAAGAAAAACATCATCCCCAATGTGTGGAGTAAAACCGTTGGCCAACACAACTTCGCCATCAATAATAAAAGCCAAAGGGGTACATGGTTTTTCTACAACTTCATAAGAGTGAGATGTGCCAAAATCAGCAG